GTGAGCGAAGAAAAGCAGCAGTCGCTCGCGGCCGTCCGCGAGCTGCTGCGACGTGCGCGGGCACGCGAGAGCCTTCATACTTACGCCCTCTCGGTCGACATCCCCACCGTTCCGTTTCCCGCGATGTGCCCGGACGAGGATCTGCTCGGGCCGGCGGAGTTCTTCATGGCCGGGCACCATGCGGCGATCCTGAGCTGCATCGAGCGCACGATCAACCGGCCGTTCGGGCGCTGCCTCATCATGGCCCCGCCCGGCTCGGCGAAGTCGCTGTATGCCTCGGTGCTCACGCCGACGTACGTCATGGGGAAGATCCCCGGCTCGCGGCTCATCCTCACGAGCTACGGCGATGACCTGGCGCACAAACAATCGCGCCGGGCGCAGTTGATCGCCGAGCAGTCGCTCTACCGCGACTTGTGGAAGGGCGCGCCGACAATAACCAAGAATGCGGTGAGTGAGTGGCATCTGTCGAACAACTCGGAGCTGCTCGCGATGGGGCTGCTCTCCGGATTGACCGGGAACCGCGCGACCGGGGCGATCATTGACGATCCGGTGAAAGGACGCGAGCAGGCGGACTCCGAAGCCGATCGGCAGAAGATCATGGACTGCTACCAGGATGATCTGCTGACGCGACTGCTGCCTGGCGCGTGGCTAATTCTGATACAAACTCGATGGCATGAAGACGATCTCGCGGGGCGTATCCTGCCGGAAGACTGGGCCGGGCAGAGCGGCACGATCAAGTGCCGCGACGGGATAATGTGGGAGGTGCTCAACATTCCCGCGAAGGCGGAGCACGCAGACGACCCGCTCGGGCGCAAATTCGGCGAGTACATTTGGCCGGAGTTCTATCCACCCGAGCACTGGGCTATGTTCGAGCAATCCACGGGCTCGGAAGCGCAGCGCGCTTGGTCGTCTCTCTATCAGCAGCGCCCGGCGCCGCAGGGCAGCGGCCATTTCCACGAAAGCATGTTCGATTTCTACAAGCCAGGCACGCAGCCGCCGTACCTCGCCTACATCGGCGCGGGCGACTACGCCGTCACCGAGGGCGGCAACGATTTCACGGAGCTGGGCGTGTTCGGCGTCGATCCGGCCGGTGATCTTTGGGAGGTGGACTGGTACAGCAAGCAGTGCGACACCGGCACGAGCTGCGAGAAAACGTTGGATCTCATCAAGAAGTACAAGATCCCGATGTGGTTCAACGAGGGCGGGGTGATCGACAAGGCCATGGGACCGTTGATGAATCTTCGGATGCGGCAGCGCAGGGTGTATGCCGACCGCCGGGCGATCCCGTCGATGAGCGACAAGGTTGCGAAGTGCTCCTCGTTCCAGGGCCGCGCCGCAGCAGGAGGCGAGATTTCGACCGGGAACTGGAAGGCGGGCACTGTCCACTTTCGCGACAACGCGAACTCGCGTAGAGTGGTCAAGCAACTTGTGTCCCTGCCGGCCGGGCGCTACGATGACGGCGCGGACGTGTGCGGCCTTATAGGCCGGGCGATGGATCAGTTTCCGGTGGGCCGCGTGCCGCGCAACGAGAAAAAGGAAGGGATCAAACCATTCACGGCGGCGTGGCTGGAGTTTCAAGAAGGCGGCGACCAAAAAGTGAGATACCGTTAAATGGCTATACTTCCCGTAATCCAATACTCATCCGTGGAAGACGGAGTTCTGCTTCCAGACGACGATGTCGGCCCGCAAGTCCGCACGCAATTTCAGATTCAGTTCGTCGAGACGGTCAACCTCACGTTGACAGCTCAGGTGAACGCGGAAGATTTCCTCGGCGGAAGCAACAGAAACATCACCAAGGCCGACCTTACCGACGCCAAGCAGTACCGCCTCGTGGCGCGAGTCGCTGTCGGCTCGGCCAGCGCGAATGTACCGAGAATATACGCCCGGTTTTCCGCGGCGGTATTCTCGACAACGCTGAGCGACTACAGCGCGCCGCTGGGCGATGCCGGAGATGTTCCCCTTTCGCTTACGACCGCGGGCCACGTTGAGACCGCGTGGACCGCCCTGAACGAAGATGCGAAGGCGGACGTTTTCTTGACGCTCCTTCAGCACGGCGGCGACGCTTCAGCGAGCCCGGTTTTGCGGATGGTGGCTATTCAGTTTCGCTAGGTTTGAGCTGACGTGCGCCTCCCGACAATCACATACTCCCATGCGGAGGATAGTGTTGATTCTGCCGAAATAGGCGCAGCGATCTATGTCGGGAGCGCCAACCCGAACGGATCTATCTTTGCATCACTCGGCTCGCTGTTCATTGAAACTCTTTCCTCGCTGATCTACATCAAGACGACCGCAGACGGAGCGATCGGCTGGTCGGTCTTGACAGGCGGCGGAGGCCCTATCACCTGGGCGGAGATTACCGGCGACCCTGGCGCGTCTGCTCCTCTCGTTGCGGAAATTGCGGAGGCCGTCGATGCACACGAAGCCGAATCGAATCCACACCCGATCTATCTCACCCAGGCTGAAGCCGACGCCCTATATGACGCGATTGGCGCAGCGATTGCGGCAGTGGCGGCGCACGAAGCGGCTGGAGATCCGCATCCTGGCTACCTCACTCCGGCTGAGGGTAATGCGGCGTATCAGGCCCTGGACGCGACTCTCACCGCGCTTGCTGCGCTGGATGCCACTGCTGGCCTGGTTGAACAAACCGGAGCGGACGCGTTTACGAAGCGGGCGCTCGGCGTCGGAGCGGGCACGAGCGTTCCGACACGCGCCGACGCGGACACGCGATACGACGCCGCAGGAGCTGCCGCAGCCGCTCAAGCCGCCTCTCAACCTCTCGACGCAACCCTTACGGCGCTTGCCGGGCTTGACGCAACCGCGGGACTTGTAGAGCAGACAGGTGCTGACGCGTTTACGAAACGCCTTATCGGCGTTGCAAATAGCACCGATATTCCCACCCGCGCCGACGCGGACACGCGGTACGCGAATGTAACAGATGCAGAGGCGATCAGCGGCTCGTGGTCGTTCACAGGCGTCGGTTCTAATCTCGTACCGACCCTCGGACTATCCAGCACGAGTCCGTTGCTCACGATCAACGACACGGATTCGGCCGTTGACAATCGCCTGTGGCGCGTTTTGGCTAGCGTCGATCGGCTGCTGTTTAGTACTCTTAACGATGCCGGTACGGTGGCGGCTGATTTCCTGATCGTTGAGCGGACTGGCACAGTGGTCGATTCCATTGATGTTCGGTTAGACAATACGCGAATCCGTCTCGGCCTTAGCCAAGATCTTGAGCTGTTCCACGACGGCACGAACTCGATCATCGACAACAACACCGGCGTCCTGAACATCATATCGGCCGGCAACGCGATCATCGCCCCAAACGACAATGTGGATGCATTCCTATTCAATAGTCCCGTTGCCGGGCAAACCACCCTCACATTGACTGGTGACACAGCCTCGCAAATTCGCTGCATTGATGGCGATGCTTCGGCGGACGAAAAAGTGATAGATTTTGCAGCGACAGCCGACAGCGCACGCATAGTTTTTCGCACTGACGCCCTGGCGTCCCCCACACCAGCGCTGATTATTGAGCGCACTGGCATCACCCCAACCCAGTTCAATTTGCCCCATGACAATTACTTGATTCGACTTGGCATTAGCGCGGATCTGACGCTGACTCACGACGGCACGAACTCGATCATCGACAACAACACCGGTGACCTGAACATCATTTCGGCAAGCAACTTGAACATTGACGTAGGCGCGAACTTCACGGTTGACACGGTATCCCTCTACCCGGAGTTGAGCACGTATACCGGGACGTTCACCGGCGGCACCACGGCGCCCACAGTTACGGTGCGATTCACGCGTCACGGCAATATCGTGACGCTCTACGTTCCGGCGAACGCGTTCACGAGCAACGCCAATACCTATACCATGACCGGCGCTCCAGTCAGTATCCGACCGGATACGAGTGCCACGGGCTTGATGGCCATTCCCACGGATACGAATCTCGCGGTCGCTGAGTTCGGGCAAGCCGGCGTGTCGATGGGCACGGACGGCACGCTGACTTTCCAGCGCCAAGGATCGGCGACCGGTTGGTCGATTACCCTCGGCAAAGGTCACGGCGCGTTTGTGGTAGCCTATTCGACGGAGAACACCTGAGATGGCTGCCGGCAACAAACAAGTCGTTCCCTACGTCAACGTGGCCGATCTGGATGCGCCGCTAGACCCGAAAGAGTACAGCATGGGCGCACTCAATCCGCCTACCTCAAGCGTGGATTTCAGCGGCCAACAGGCACTTTCTTTTCGCGTCGAGAACTTGACCTCCGACCCCGTCTCCCCCACAGTGGGCCAGATTTGGCTCCGCACTGATCTATAACGAGGATTTTCACATGGCAATTGGCTCCCAAGGCGCCCGTATCACAAACCTAACCGTCACACAAGCGTGTTGGGAACTTCGGACAACGGCCGCAGTCCGCGCGACCGTCCTAGAATTCTCATACATCTCTGCGACAGCCACTGCTCAAACGCAGGGTCTCGGCCGGCCACAAGCCATAGGCGTCACACCTGGCGGCACGGCACTCTTTCAACGCGACGAACCCGGCGCCCCGGTGTGCGTGAGTCTCACGGCGCTATCCTGGGCCACATCGCCCACGGTTCCGCTGGTCTTTCTCCGGCGTTGGAATCTTGCCGCGACGCTCGGCGTCGGTGTGATCTTTACGTTCCCGCGCGGACTCGTGGTCCCGGTCTCTTCGTCCGTCGTCTCGTGGAACATTGCCGCGGCCCTTGCATCTGATGTCAACTGCATCATCGATGAGTAAACCGCGCGAAATTGCCGACATCACGATCGTCCTTTTGGACGACGGCTCCATTGGTATTTCAGGCAACGTCGGCGATGTGAAGCTCGCGCTCGGGATGATGGACTCCGCGCGCGAGGCAATCTCCCACCGGCTCGGCCGTCCCTCGCTTCTCGAACCACACGGCGCAGGATTGGCGCTGCCAAACTACGACGTGCAGGCTGCTCCAAACGAGAAAATCTACCCGCTGAACGGAGGGTGAGCGATGAGTGGCCTCATCGGAACGACCGGCGCCACAACGACCCTGGTTAGTTTTCTGGGGTCGCTCGAACGCGTTGATTGGCGCTTGAATAAAATGAACTTCCGCCAGCTAGGCGAAATTTTCGCCGACGGCATCAACGCAATCGCACCAGCGTCATTCGAAACTGAATGGTGGCCGCGCGGGCCGGGAATGCTAGGCGCCGACGGCGCCCTTCTTGAAGCCGCATGGTGGGGCGAATTCGATCCCGCCGCTGGCTCGACGACACGCTTTCTGTTCATCGGTGTAACTCGTGACGCGCTCGGAACGCCCGTGCCGACGGTCGTGGTTAAAGTGTTCCTCACCGCGACGGACGCGCTCATTGAATCCACTACGAGTGACCCGTCGGGGAACTTCACGCTCGGCACGCATCTCTACCCGAACACTCACTACATCATCACCCATAAGACGGGAAGCCCGGACTTAGACGGGATCTCGGTAAACACGCTCACAGGGGTTTGACGCGATGGACGTGCGGCTTTACCCGCGTGACGGCAGCCGGGGCGCACACGATGTTCAGCTACGTAGCGCACGCGATGCGCGCGATATACTGTTGCGCTTGCGGCCTAACGGCGCGAGCGGATGGGACACGCACGATGTTCGCTTGTATGCCGCGAGATATTTCGATCTCGCCAACCAAGTCGAAGTGCCGCCCCCCGAGGTTCCGCCGCAGTTCGCTGGACTTCGGACGTTCTATAACGCGGCCGTGCGCGAACTGAGCCTTGTGGCTAGCGCTGATGCCCCGACCGGCATGGGCGGGGTGCTGAAAATCAACAAGGCCGGCACGCTCTACGCGGCGTTCCTGGTCGAGACTTCTGATCCGAATGCTAGTAGCATTCGGGTTCGCACGAGTACCGGCACCAAATCCATAAGGCTCAAGACATGACCGACAAAACCGACCTGACTGTCTATGATCGCATGGTGCGCAGCCTTGAGGGCGCGCTCGTTACCCTAATTCGCGAGCGAACGACGCTTCAGGCGGCTGCTGCGCGACTCGCGGAAATCGCGGAAGAGATCGCGACGATCGACGCCGAGCTGGCTATCGTCACCCCCAAGCGCGATCGCGTGAGACCGTGAGTTTCAAAGGAAAGGCTGTCTGCGTCACCGGCGCAGGCGGCTCGATCGGCTCGGAGATCTGCCGTCGACTACTAACGCATGGCGTTACTAAACTGACGCTGCTCAGTCTAACCGAAGCCGGTCTCTACAACATCGAGCGCGAGCTACGACCGATCGCGACGGCACAAGGCTGTGAGCTGCTGCCGGTGCTCGGCAGTGTGACCGATCAAGCGCTGCTTCGCGAAACTCTCCCCGGCACGGATCTTGTCATCCATGCCGCCGCGCACAAGCACGTTCCGCTGTGCGAGCAGAATCCGATCGCCGCGATCGAGAACAACGTGGGCGGAACATACAAACTGCTACTCGAATCGGCGCTTGCCAGCGTTCAGCAGTTCGTGCTGATTTCGTCCGATAAAGCGGTAAACCCAGCGTCGGTCATGGGCGCCACCAAGCGCGTCGCGGAGCTGGTCGTGCGCTACAGTGTGCCAGCCATGTCGCAGATGATTCGCATCGTTGTGCGGTTTGGAAACGTACTCGACTCGGCGGGCTCGGTGCTGCCCCTGTGGCGCGAGCAAATAGCCCGCGGCGGTCCGATCACGTTGACGGACGGAAATTGCGAGCGCTACTTCATGTCGATTCCCGGTGCGGTTGATCTCGTGCTGGGCGCCGCGTCTCTTGAGCAGAACGGGACGTTCGTGCTCGATATGGGCGCGCCGCGGAAGATGATCGACATGGCGTATGAGTTCCTGGCGGCGCACTACGCGGATCTGGGCTTGGTCGTATGCGAGGAGTATCCCATCAAGTTCACCGGCCTGCGTCCCGGCGAGAAGCTCACCGAGGAACTCAACTACGGTGGATCGTTGCAGCCGACCGGCGTCGAGAGAGTGAACCGCGTAACCGAGCCGGATTCCGGGCTGGCCGTGGGCGATTTCCTGGGGTTGTTTAACGCAACGCGAATGCGCAACAAGAAAGATGCGCTCGCAAAACTCTGGGAGATCGTGAAATGACGCGAGTTGCGATTGTCGGCGCAGGCTTCGTCGGCGTCGGCATGGAGAAGATTTTCCCCGGTGCACTTATGATCGACCCGCCTAAGGGTCTCGCGACCTACTCAGACGCGAGCGGTTTCGATCTTGCGATTATATGCGTTCCGACGCCCATGCAAAAAGACGGCGGTTGCGACACCAGCATTGTGGAGATGGCCGCGCGACGTTTGAACGTCGATCTGATCCTCGTGAAGTCCACGGTGACGCCCGGCACATGCGAACGTCTCAACCGTAGCCCAGACGTGACCGCGCGCGTCGTGTTTTCCCCGGAGTACATGGGCGAGTCGAAATACTGGACGCCGCCCGGCTACCCTGCACCGGGCGATCCTGTCTCTCACGGCTTCATGATTCTAGGCGGCACGGAGCGCGCGTGCTCGGATGTGGCCGACATCTTTCTGCCGGTGCTCGGCCCCGCGACGCGCTTTCGGTTCATGTCGAGCACCGAGGCCGAGCTGGTGAAGTACGCGGAGAACGCTTTCTTCGCGCTCAAGGTGACGTTCGCCAATAAGCTGCGCAACATTTGCGAGATCGCTGGCCTGAACTATCACGTCGTTCGCGAAGGGTGGCTCGACGATCCGCGCGTTGGCCCCATGCACACGGCGGCCTTCAAGGATGCGCGCGGCTTCAGCGGGAAGTGCTTGCCGAAAGACACCGCGGCGCTCGCCGCGTACTGCCGCGCGATTGGCTCGGACCCGACGCTGTTCGATGCCGTTCTGGCGGTCAATGCGAGGCGCGGGTGAAGAAGCGCGGCGAGTGGTACGTGCCGGACATCATGGAAGGCCCGGACCGTTATCTTCGGGGGTGGGCGGAACTTCAACCGGGGGTTCGCCGCGTTCACGCATACCGCTCAGTTGTACAGGCCGGCGGGCATATCGGCATATTTCCGCGCGAACTGGCGAAGTTGTTCAAACAGGTGTACACGTTCGAGCCGGAGCACGAGAATTTCTTGTGCCTAGTGCATAATGTTTCTGCTGCGAATGTTTTCCCGATGCGCGCGCTTCTCGGCGAGACACACTCACCAAAAGAGCTGCGCGTCGGTCTTCGCAATACCGGCGGGCATTCGGTCGGCGGAGCGGGGCCGGTGCCGATGTTTCGGATAGACGATCTCGGACTACGCGATTGTGATGCAATCGTTCTCGATCTGGAGGGTTACGAATTTTTCGCGCTCCTCGGCGCGATGGAAACGATCGCGCACTCGTACCCGCTCATCGTTGTTGAGGAAAACAAGAAGGCGCGCGGGCAAGGATTTCAGCCGGGCGCACTTGCTCTTTTGCTCGGCGCACACGGCTACAAACAGCGCGAGAAGCAAGGCGAGAATCTTATTTTCGAG